TTATTCTTGATCGGGTATCAGCCTCGTCAGCTTAGTCGGGGGTTGGCTGAAATCCGGCCACTTATTTAAGTAAATATTCGTCTGCGAATGATACCTACGTGTATAGCATTCAAGCCAATACCTTTCCTGTGAGTTCATTTCGCTTTTAATTATAAGCTTTGCGATATCTTTCAGCTCAGAGTTTGTTATAAATTCTAATTGATATAATATTTCTTGGAAAACCTTCACTTCATCTTCAAATAAATCAAGTCTCAAAGTACTTGCTTTAATTGAGGATTCCCATACTTCTTCCTCATCACTCGGCCTATGTAAGGTCAAGTAAGAAGCTATGTGAGATGTTAGCCAGGAAAAAAATTGTTCTCTATCTGGTTGTATGTTTTTGTTTTTTGTAATTGTTTTATCAAGAAGATTGCAAAGAATTTTAATATCATCGATAATTTTTTCACGTCTTAGATGTTCCAATTGGTCGTTGTTAAATTTTTTCATCTCGTTATAGGTAATTATTAACACTACTGCGCTAATAAGACCGAAAACGGAGCTGTATATTCCGCCAATAAATGAACCGAATGCTCCCCAAGATTGATTGTCGTGTGAAAGAGATTTATTAAAGATAGAAAAGTAGAGACCCATAGGGACTAATGTGAGAACTGAAATTACTATTATGGCTATAATAATTTTTTTATTCATTGTGTTTCGCCAATGGATTAAGTTTGAGTGCGTCATCAAAATGTTCTGGTGCGAAATGCGAATATCTCATTGTCATTTTAATATCAGTGTGTCCTAGTATTCTTTGTAATACTAAAATATTGCCACCATTCATCATGAAATGACTAGCAAAGGTGTGTCGTAATACATGTGATAATTGTCCGTCCGGTAGTAAGATGTCTGTTCGATTTAAAGCCGAGCGGAAAGCATAATAACAAGGCTTAAATAAAAGTCCTGATTTTTTCTTAGGAAATAAATTAGCTAATTCATTGCTAATTGGAACTGTTCTATTCTTCTTTCCTTTCGTTTTTGTAAAGGTGATGCGGTTATCTGATACTTGAGATGCATGCAATCCTTCCGCCTCACTCCAACGCGCACCTGTTGATAAGCAAACTTTTACAATTGTCTCTAAGTCTTTTGCGCTACTGTTTCTGCATTCCTCTAAAAGGTTTGTGATTTGATCTTGAGTGAGAAAGGCCATTTCACTTTCTTCAGTACGAAAGGCTCTGACATTTTCTAATGGGTTTGGTAGTGGCCATTCACCTAAGCGCCGAAGTTCATTAAAGGCAGCGCGAAAATAGGCCAACTCTAAATTTATAGTTCGTGGCGTAATTTTTGAAATACGTTTGGTTCTGGAAAATTCACCAGATAAACGCTTTGCCCTATATGCTGAAAAAAGCTGCGCATTAAACTCAGTAGCAAGTGGGTTTCCCATACATTCTGAAGCCCACTCCATTGTATCAAGCCTTCTCTGGCCGTCCTTTAAAGTGGTGCCATGCTGTTCATACCAAAGTTTGGCAATTTCTTTTAAGCGCCTGGTTTCTTTTTTTTCACCATTCCAGGGGGTGTTCTGTGCTTTCTCTAATGTATAACGTTCGAAAGCAAGAGCCTCGCCTTTGGTGCTAAATTTCTTACGAATGCGTTTACCGCGTTTACCGGCACTGCGGTTCTCAGTATAAAAATCGGCTTCCCATTGGCCATTTTCAAGCTTTCTTACTGGCATGGTTATTTACACGTCATAACAACGCGGCCGAACACTGTTATGTCATCTAGGTTGCAATCAAAAGCCATGCCTACACCACTAACCCGAACTCTTTTCACCGGGACTCTTGTCAGTGTTCTGATGCTTACCTTTCCTTCAATATCTACCAGCCACTCACCATCATAAATCTCAGGGAATTTTTGCTCGACGATGAATTGTGTTGAGCCATCAATAACGCAGATCGGATCTTCTGGTATCTGAGTACCAGGAAGGAACAGAACTTTATCGAACAGTAAATAGCCTGACTCATACAGTTGGCCTTCTATTAGCTTTTTGCGAGGGAATCGCATGATGTCCAATTCGCTGTCTTCAAATTTCTTGCCTTGGCCAGTAGCAAGCCACTCAAGATTTGCACCTGTCTCGGCAACGCAACGCACAACGATATCTGCAGGAAATCCGCCGCGCTTATAACGTCCCGCCAAACTGCTCGAAGCTATACCAAGATGTTCAGCCAGTAAAATTTTGGAACCAAATCCATAGGCATCTAAAACGCGATCCAATACTGGGGCGCTCTCGCCGTCAAAGTTGAAGATAAATTTAGACATGATCTCACGAAGGATAACCGCCCAAAAAGCTACAAAAATATTGATTTGTAGTTTTTTGCGAGTTAACCTAGCTCCGTTTTGTAGTTATTAACGATTATTGACGGATATTGCCGTATCCAATCAAAACAGGAGTTTGCCTTATGCGCCCAAATATTACAATTGTCATCCCCGAACCTTACTTACCTCTCGCTGAATATTGCCGTCGTACCGGTATGGCCGTCGAAACTGCTCGTAATCTAATCGAGTATGGGAAGCTACCAATTAAGCCAAAAGGTTTACAAAAGAAAGGCTTAATAGAAATTAATATGGCAGCCCTTACTGTCCAGGCTTTGAGTGAATGCGACATTGCGCTTTCTGCGTAATAACTTGCCCAGATTAGGGGAAAGCGACAATGTTTGATTATCAAACCTCTATACATCCACACCTTGAAACGGCTTGCCGCCGTTTTTCTCTGGCTCACAATCTTACTGAGGTTGCTGCGGTTATGGGCGTCTCAGCCCAGGTGTTACGCAACAAACTGAATCCAGACCAGCCACACCGTTTAACTCTGCAAGAGCTGATCACGCTTACCGATATCACCGACGACTCAACGGTATTGGACGGCTTATTGGCACAGCTGAAATGCCTGCCTGCTGTACCGATGAATGAAGCAAAGCCAGATAATTTATCGTTGCACACCTTGAGTGCCACGGCCGCAATCGGCGTTATTGCCGGTGAAACCATATCCGCTGCGCCTATGACGCAACTCCGTAGAAACGCCATTTTAGACCGAGCCAATCAGGCGATCCGCGATCTGTCTTTGCTCGTTGTGTCTGTTGAGTCGCGTTTTCACACCACGCCGCTGCTGGCTTCCGCAATGGACGTAATAAGTTCATGCGGCGTCATGCCCGGCCTGAATTGAGGCTAACCGGGCTTAAATAACTGCTGTCGCCAGCTGCCTGGCCAACACCGTAAACCCACGGATGAACCGGCAGCACCGAACAGGTTAATGCGCTCATATCTGCCGGGATGCTCAATGTTGCCTTACGCCACATTTTCCGGCACCTCCGGCCAGGTGATTTCCGGCGCAGTGGACAAATCCAGGCGATTAAGTGCAACACGAAATTTTTTCCAGACCTTCAAACTTGCCAGCTCGCTATCTGTCGCATCATCCAGATCAACGGCGTCCTGCAACGGGGCAATAGCGGCAGTGGCCAGATTCAATAAATCCGTTTTACGCTGCTCTGCCACTTCGACGGCAAAGAGTTCAACCCGGATAAACTTTGCGGCCTGGTAACGGTATGTCTGTACCCCAATATCCTGAGGCAATTTCTTTGGCGAAACTTCATAGACGCTTACGCCTTCGCACAGGGTGAGAAAGTTGGGATTATCTGACCAGGTAGTGATAAATCCATCCTGTCCCACTGCAATAAAAGCATTTTTCCCTTTCCATTGCGCATCGCGCAACGTGTACCAATCCACGCCGTTTTCATCTTCAAAATAGAGAACGGGGATCGCCAAACCTTCCTCAAAAACTTGCTTAGAGATTTTGATATTTTTAAACGTAATCATATTAGTTACCCACCTGCCGCCAGCTTCCGCTAGCCGTTCGCACCATTAAAGCGCGGTAATATTTTCCCATCATTCGGCAATCACCCATATCCGGGCGGATATTTAGCCCCGTCATGAAACAACCCGTTGGCGCTTCCCAAACTTGTTGTGCTACCCACGCCGCGCAATAAGGCCACCGGCCAGGCATTGCAGAAAACGCCGTTTCAGCGTCAGGTTGAAAGCAGTTATCCAGAGCTGGCCAGCGGCTTGCACCTGCCACAGTTCGCCAGGGTGGAAGCGCCAAGCGAGGATGTGAGCAACGGAAACATTGCCGATCCATTCAGGCCGCGCTATGCCGTGGACTTGCAGCTGTTAGACGCAGACGGCAACCCCGCAAAAGATACGCCGCTTTATCCGGCCGTGCCGCTGCCGCTACCAATGGCGGGCGGTGAGTCCGGGATGTTTCAGTTTCCCCCGGCTGGCACGCTGGTAGAAGTCGGGTTTAATGGTGGTCGCGCCGATAAGCCGTTTGTGCGCCAAACCCTTTCCCAGGGCAACAGCCTGCCCGCCGTGAAACCTGGCGAGCAGCTGCAACAGCAGCGTGATGGAGTATCGCAGCGGGTGACGGTGGCGGGCGATTGGGAACGCCAGACTGATCAGGTTATACGCGAAACCTCAATGAGCCGGATTGTCACGGCCGATGATGAAACACGCACGTTGGTGGCCAGGGAAACCACGGTACAGGCCACGGATAAAACCACGGTGCTGGGCAAAACCACCTTACTGGCCGGTGCAATTCAACAAATTGCCCAGGGAGATTACAGCCTGGCCACGCAGGCCAATTATGTGGCCAGTGTCCAGGGCGATGCGGAAACCAACGTGATTGGCCAGCTGATTGAAAAGGTCGGAATGTTACGCAGCAGTGTGGCCGGTGTGCGTCAGGAAGTTATTGCGCCGGTGGTATGGATTGGGAGTCAGTCGGTTAACGTGTGCCAACTGATGCTTGATACCCTGGATGTGGTAAAGCAGCTGGCACAACTGACGGCCGCGCATACTCACAACAATACCGGTACGCCGTTGAATGCCCTGGCCATTACCGACACTGGCACCAAAGCCACCACGCTAAAAGAGAAATACGATCCGGTTATTGGATAGCCATTTCATACAGACCAAAGCCCGCCGCGTGCGGGTTTTTTATTGCCCGCAGATTACCCGCCTCAATCGCACGCAGTGCCGCGCAACTTTGCATTCAACGCCCAGAACCCTTTCAAAACGATCAAGCCGCCTGTGTGAGCCAGTGCAGCCGTGCGCCCACGAAACAAAGCAAGACCAGACGGAAATTGCACTACACCGCACCCGCCTGCGCTTTTTGCGTCAGTATTTTTTTTCAGTTTTGAAATTCTACAAACCACACCGCCAGCCCGCGTCGTGTTTGGGGTTTTGCCGTCATTCCCAAACTGAAAAGATTGAAAAGAATTTCAGTAAATTTCAGTTTTCTAGGGATTGGATCAAAGTTTGTATTTTGTAAGGTGTTGATTATAAAGAATTAAAATTATTTTTTTGCATATAGTGAAAAAATATACTTTCCCTTAAGGAAACCTAATTGTATGAAGAATCTAGTTATTTTATAAATGCTTCTTTTCAAACTATCA